CTCCACCATGTCTCCACCGAGTAGGACAACGCAGTCACGGACTGGGTGATGTGCTCTTTGGATGTTGGTGAGTTTCAGGCTCTTGTCCACCATCAGTTGGATTCGCTCGGACAGGGTTTGCAGACCGAATGAAACGGTGTGCTTGCCTGCCTGCCAGTCCGTCAGGTGGATGAGAGCAACCTCGGCCTTGCCTTTGCGCGTGTCCTTCTTCGGCGGCTTGATCTTCAGTGGCGGTGTCGCCAACTGAGCATCCTTGGCTGCCTGGTACACGGCTTCAACAATCGCGCTTGACTTTGACTTGGCACGAGCCTCTGCCTTTTGAGCAGTGCGCAACGCCTGTCGCAGTTCAGCGATCTTGTTCTCCTGCTCCAGTTCCTCACTGATTCGCATTGGTGGTCCTCCACTTGTAGATGGTTCCGTCGGCGACCTTTACGCCACGGTTCCGCAGTACCTTGCCGATTGCCGAGATAGGAATCGAGATGTCCGCAATTGCGTCCAGCAGATCCTTGTAGTCGGCGTCCGACATTTGGTCTTTCAAGTCGTCCAACATTGAACGCTTTGTGTTCCGTCCGTGCGAACGGATTTCTGTAATCAACTTACCCATTCCATGCCTCCATGAATGCTGGTGTTTCGGTGTATTCCTTTGCCATGTTCAGACAGCCGAGATATCCAAGTGCGTCAACAAGTGAGTCGTGGTGGATTTCCCCGCGCTCCATTGACGTACGGAGTCTCGCCATCTTTACGGAGACCATAAACAGCAACGCCTCGTAGACGTTGAGCCTGATCCCAGTGAAGCCCTCAAAGATTTCTACAACCTTGCTGTAGTCCTCAAAGGGGTGGTCGTATTGCTCCTGCCTTGGTCCTGTAATCAGGCCAAAGGCTTCGGTGAGTATCTCTGCGCCGTCATTCAGCGTTCGATACTCGCTTTCTCCTTGATTCACGAGTTCTCCTCTCGATAATCGTGTCTAGTTTCTGGGCTAGTCCCCAGAGTTCCTCTTGCTCGGAAACTCCACAGTACACCTTAGCAAGGTATCTACGAATGTTTCGTAGTTCGATTATCGTCAGTTCTTCAGCCATTGTCAAGCACCCTCCAAGGGCGCTCAGACTAATGGTTCTGGATGTGGTCCGTCAACCTCTCGGAAACCCTGTCGATCTTGTCCTCTGTGGTGCCCTGTCTGCGGTACACCAACTTGAGCATATTTACCACTAAGTCGTGGTCCTTGGCGTTGTCTTTTTTGAACTTCTGGATGATTGCGACTAGGACAGAAAAAGCACCAGCGACAACAGCACTAAGAAAGATAGCCCAGCCAGCATCCACATCAGGCCTGCTTTGATTCCTTCCACGCCTTCACGCGCTCAGGGACGTCATCCCCAGCGACATAGCGTAGGTGCCACGGTTCTGATGGAAGGACTTCCCATGAGAACCCGAACGATGGTGCGTTTTTCGCAAGCCATTCAAGACGTGCGCCGTTTGCGTCCTTGATATCGACCGCAATCCCAAGGTTATGGTTTGACGTCCCAGGCACCGCCATCGGGGCCATGCCCTTCTTCAGATACCACGCCTTACCCTTGTAGATGCGTGGCTTTTGCTTCATTAGGGCTGGCTTGGGGTCGTCGGTGTATCGCTGGAAGAATCCGTACTCCTGAACCGCAAGCGAGCGATATGTGTCCGCTGGGCTAGTCGGAGAAAGGTCAATTCCTTCTGCGTTGGCAGCGGCGTCCATCGCCTCGTACGCGTCAGCAGCACAATGGTGCAACTGACCTTTCGCCTCAATCTTGCGAAGAAGGCTCGGGTCCAGTTCACCTGGCTCGACACCCTTGAGGTGTGAGCACAACCTGACTTTGACGATCGGCAGTTTGGCGATGTCAACCTTCGCCATTACTCAGCAGCCTCGTCCTTCTTTTTTGGGCCACCAGCGCCAGAGAATGCGATTTCGATTTCTTCCTTGGTGAGCGAGCCGTCGACGCTGAAGCGCAGCAACTTCTCGACAACCTGTGCGCAGGCCATGAGACCAGCAAGGGCAGCAGACTTCCAGAGTTCGACGCCAATGATGGCACCACCCGCAACAGCAGCCAGGGCGCTCGAGCCAAACAGGGCGAAGATGCGGAACAGGATGTTCTTGAGTTTGTCCATTATTCGTCTTTCTGGGAAAGGGTGATTACCGAATGTAGCACCAATGCTACTCCAGCCAGCCAGATAGCCTGCTTGAGGGTGGGTCCAGAAAGGGTGATGAGGACCATCCCCGTACCCGCATAGGTCCAGGCGTTATCCGCTAGGAAGTTGAAGAACTTGCGCATTACCTACGTATTCTAGTACCTGCTGCTGCGAGGGTTATCCCTGCCGTTACGGCAATCAGGGTGCGTCTTGTACCCACTGGGATGTTTGAGCCAAGCGGAACGTAGTCATCCAGCCCCTCGCCAAAGATGTTGATTTCTTCCTCAAATGCGGCACGTACCTCGGTGGGTGCTTCCTGCACCGCTTTGATCAGGGCTGCCACTTCGGTGTTATCTAATTCGCTAACACTCAAAGCCTGAAAGATCGCCTGTGCTTCCGTAGCGCTTGCAACAGCAAGCACCTGTGGATTGGTGGCGTACTGAACCGCCTGTTGCTCAGACACGCCAGAAGGCCCTAGGACGATTTGGAGGGTAGTTGTAGTGGTCTCGGGGGGAACGACGCTTGTAGACGATTCTGGAGCGACTGGTGGCAATGTGGTGGTAGGGGCTAGCGTGGTCGTAGGGCGAACCGTCGTAGGAGGCACGGATGATGTGGTTGGAACTTCTGGCAGCGTTGTTAGCGGTGGTGGTGATTCCGTTGTGGTTGTTACAGGAACCGTCGTGGAAGGTTCAATCGTGGTTGATGGTGGCGGAGGTACCCATGCTTGTGTGGTTGACGTGGCAGGTTGCGACGTACTCGTAGATGAACTCGTTGTTGTTTCTGGCTCAGTTGTGGTCGTGGTGGTGGAGGTCGTAGATGTGGTGGTTGTTGGTGGTTCTGATGTTGTCGTCGTTGTGGATGTCGAGGTAGACGTTTCCTGAAGCGTCGTGGTAGTAGGCGGGTCCGTGACAGGGACAGTCGTTTCGGGAACAGTAGTAGTAGTCGTCGTCGTCGACGGAGTGGATGTTGTTGTAAATGCCCAATCTGGAACGATCTCCCAACCAGTCTCGTTGATGTTCCATGCGAGCATATAGCAGGCACCACCCCACCACTCAAAGAACCAACCATCAAGAGCGTTTGGTCCTGGTTCTAGATCAAGCGCAACCTGGCGACTCCATGAACAGCCCTTGAGGTTCCATGTTCCGAACTCCTGCCCAGCAATGTTGACGGTGCCACCATCATCTGCGGCAACCATGAATCTGATCGTGTCGTGTTCTGGGATGTTGATAAATCCCGAATAGTGCACCATGAAGTAGTCCCAACCACAGTCCTGGAACGGTTCACCGTTGAAGTTGCGGTTGATGTTGTTCTCGACCTCGTTGCCACAGGTTGGATAAATATCGTCTGATCTAACTGGTGGAAGTTGGTTTATGAGATAGCCAACTGCTTGTAATCCTGGTTGTGGTTCTGCGTTTGCCTGTTGCGGTAATAGGGCAAATAGTGCGACGGGAAGAAAAACTAGCCAGCGGCTACTTCGACCCACGCCAGAGTTCCTTCATCCCAAACGAATGATCCTTCTGGTTTTGGTGTCGGTGCTTGCCAATCATGGTTCGCGTCTAATGTCCATGACGGGAATGGCTGTGGTCGAACGAACACATCAGCAACAGGGTCGTAGGTAAATCCGATGCCTGCGTACTGTTTGCGAATGTTGTTGTTGTACGAGGTGCGAACACACTTTTGTCCGTACACTTCTGCGTAGTGGGCTTCCCAATCGGAGATGCCGTCCACTACTTCGTCTTCGTTGCGTCCCACAATCACCTGGGTGACGACGTTGTTGCTGTCAAGGAAAGCGTAATGAGCCATAGTTAGACGGTAATCGTACCAGTCCCAGCGGTAAACGAGTAAATCTTGTATCCGCCCGTAACGTTCTTGGTGTAGGTGAGTCCAGCCCCGATGGTGGTGAGGTCTTCTTGGCTGTCTGGGTAACGGATGATGACAACACCCGAACCCCCCGAACCACCAGTATTGCCAGAAGAAGCGCCACCACCGCCGCCACCCGTGTTTGCTGTTCCAGCGGTTCCACTTGTCCCGTTACCACCTGCGCCACCGCCACCGTTACCGCCGCTACCAGATGTGGTGCGGCTTCCACCACCACCACCAGCACGATATGTAGCAGAACCAGTAATCGAAGAACTAACACCAACACCACCATTGGGTTGACCGCCAGTGCCACCCGCACCACCACCACCACCAGTTCCTTCGCCAGCGCTACCCCACGCATTAGCACCCGCGTAACCCTGATTCGCTGTTCCAGCCGCACCACTTCTAAATACTCCGTCACCGCGACCCAAAGCGCCACCACCCGAACCACCAACACCAGAAGTCCCTGAACCGTTATCACCAGGACCGCCACCAGTCGATGTGATTGACGATAAAACACTGTCCGAACCCTTAGTACTTGCGCCACCACCCGCCCCGACAGTAACCGTGTACGAAGACCCGACAGTGACACTAAGTTTCGATTCAGCAGACGCGCCACCGCCAGATGATTCACTAACTACAGATGAACGGTAACCGCCAGCACCGCCGCCACCGCCGTCATTTGCTCCAGCAGCGCCAGAATACCCGCCGCCGCCACCAGCAACTACAAGATATTCAAACTGTGTTGCAAAGTTGAGCGTTGCACCAACGGTAGCGAGAACCTGCATGGCTACGCCGCCAAATTGCCAACAGCCACCCAAGTGTCGGTGTCAATCTTCACCAACGTAGCCACCGCATACTGAGCGTTCGTCTTCAACTTCGACCCAGCAGAACGAATCGTCACACCAGAACCAGCCGTAATCGTGACCTGTCCCGCACCCAACTGCATGAGATTCACTTGGTCGCCCGTTTCAAACGCAACAGACGAGTTTGGTGGAACCGTCAGGGTAATAGCAGACGCATTGGAAAGCGTAATGAACTTGTTCGCATCAGTCAACACCAGCGTGTAGGTAGTTCCCGTCTGGGCGTT